TGAAGGACAATACTCCTACCCGTATACACCCCTAATCAATGATTAGGTAACATAATAACAGATATTATCTGCTATATGTCATTACCAATGTTTTCCGACCGAAGAACTCGGCGTACGACATTGGAGCGGAAGAAACCCCAAGTAAACGATCTAATTCAGAATCGTATTTAGGGCCATGCTGTAAGAAATTTTGGTATCGATATAAGTCGTATACCTTCCTACGCAGTTCTTCTTCCTTAGTACCTATTGGTTCGACAAACTTAACCTTTGGACAAGAATGATACTTATCCAGATTAGCGAGTCTAGCCAACTCCTCGCAGTCAGCTTGATTGTAGGGTAATTCTATGGGATCGACAATATGTCTTGAATCCCTTCGAATCCCATTAATGTACAATGTACACTTAACAATCCTGTAAGCATGGAGCGTCACTGGTTTTCCAGTGTCGATATAGCCCCACGGGTCGGTACTATCTGTGCCTGGCAGCGAAGTTGTTATCTTCCTGTCGGCTGCTCGAAGTATTTCGAGAACAAAATACGCTGCATCCTTAGAATAAGGAAACAGCTTCTTTTCTAAGGCGATAAGCATAGTAAGCGAAGAATCGATCTTCCCCCTATACTCATCGTTAATCGTCTTATCAGACAATGTAACCTTAGGCGTAACGGAACCCACAATTGGAAACCGAGGGAAAGTTACAGTGGATAAATCAATCCCCTTGTAATATTCCTTTCCGCAACTCTCTCTATACAAGTGAGATTCGCTCCAGAAGGACTTGTCAGAATTGATCTTCAATCCTAAAGACTCGTACCATTCCGTTGCTAGTGCTGCAGCTTCAGAGTTGATGATAACATCATCTCCATAAGCCCATGCGAAGGGCTGTTGCACTCCCCCCATAAGGGAAGTATAATCTGCAGCAGCTTGAGCAATAGCCTTATACACAATGGTTTCCAGTCTAAAAGTCAGACTGTGACCAGAGGTACTTAGCATTTGCATCAAACTTAATTTTCCCTTGACCTTGACGTAATCGTCAAGTAAAGGTGAAATAGCGTTTACGAAGCGTGCAGGGAATAAATCCTTAAATAGGACTTTTGAGATCATATCAGAGGCATGACTAGCGTCTAACGTCGCTAGCTTACCTGTAATAGATCCCTCTTCAGCAAGATGCTGATTTATCCCTTGATCTTCTAACCAAATTTGTTCTTGGTTTACCGATCGTGCGCTTTTATCGAACGCTCTAAATATATACTCTACCCTTTTGGCAATTGCCTGGCGGTAGGTATCTTCCGGTGCAATAATGCGAGAAGCCTTATATGACTTCGGTACTGCTATAACCTCTGCATAACGCAGTCCTTCTTGGACTGTTGCAGGGATAGGAAGCATATACGTACCAAAAGGTTTCATGAAGTAATCAGCTCCATGATTTCCTTTCGCTATTGCTAAAAGCTTCGAACCTAACGACGATCCAGAGTCTTGTCCTACGCCATTAGAGAATAACGCATCCGTAGGCTCTATCTGATCGATACAGTCACAGATACTATCCCAATCATACATATTATGTACAACTTCTCGTACATGTTGAATGACAAAACGGGAGTATTCTCTTCGACATAGTTGCTTTGTCCTGTTCTCCGTTGCAATAAAATCTTGCAACGTTTCCTCTTTAATAATGTCATTATTATTAGGAGAGAACCTCTTCGGATAACGAAGAAGGAACAAGAGAGCAGCAGTACGGTCTCGAGTAATATTCAACTCGTCAAAAAACGAAGAAGTCAGAATAATGTGGGCTTGCATAAGTCGAACAAATTCATCATACTCTTGACCACTGACTACAGCTTGGGCTGCCTTTTGGCATGTAGCTATGACTGAAATAAGGCCATCTTTGCCTATTAAGTCTGCTATAAAAGCCCATGCATGTCCAGCCATTTCTCGAATAAGAAGTAGCCAGGTGTTGATTAGGACGTAGTATGACAGCTCATTAGCTGCAACATAGTTCTTTACGTCTTTACTCATTTTAGGTGCATCCTTAGATGCTGCCTGAGAACACGCCTTTAGAGGCATGCACTCTAAGTCTGTAATAGTATACATAACTTAAACCTTTCTGCGGAAGTCCGCGCATGAATTAATTTGGTTAGTCCACTACAGGTCTTTCTGCTGATCTCATCAGATCATCAAATCGCCAGGTACCATCTGCTTTCATCAAAGCAGAAATGGCTCTAACGAAGACTGTAGCAACCTGTGCCCCAGAAATATTCCCAGATTTGGGATGTCTGAAAGTCACAGTGCAGATAATGGGCTCATCAACCCTAAAGTCTGCATCAGAACTGTCAGTCGTAGATAAAGTATCCTCTATCTTAAGACTGTATTCAATTCCGGACTTAACCTTTGACGGATACTGGATATTGAGAGTAGAATTAACTGCTCCAATATCCCTACTCCTAAAGGAGATTATCTCCTCCTGGTCTACAGGTGCAGTCTTGTTGTTTAATGTTGCAACATCTGCATTGTCTGTAGTTAAAGAGTAGTTTGATGTTAAGCCTAAGCTCTTCATCGTCACCTTGTTACTGGAATCAGTAGCGTTGGTGAATCCGAAAGCGGATGTTTTAGTGCCTGTTGCTGACATGGCATACTCCTTCCTACCGGAAGGCATCCCTTCCGGTAATGTGCTGTCATCCAAAGATCATAGACATCGTATCTAATATACGAAAACCTATTACCTTGTCTGACGGTGTGCCCTTGTTTTCAAGGGTATAGTAACCGTTAAACTCCGGAGGGGAACTCGATTCCCACCGGGTGTACGCCCTGCACAAAGTGCCGTTAACATCATTGTCATATGACAATGAGAACCATAGATTAGAGAAATCATAGGTTCTGTCGTACATATGGGTTTTGTCATACCCACTTAAAATGTCGCCAACTGGAATAAACCAGTCTACAATGAAAGAGTAGGGAACCATGTCCCAAAAGATGTAGAATGAAGGTGACAGTCCGTACCGATAAAGGGCGGACATGATTGACTCCAGTCTATCTAACTCCTTCTGTTTGCAATCAAAACGACAGCGACATGTTACGGGAACTCCTTTGATAATATCAGAAGCAGAACCGTAACACGAGAATCCCTTACCGAAGAGGTCTTTGCCCATCGTACGATGGACGAAGCCGACAGCTTCCTTTACATCTAGCTTAGTTGTGGTATACGAATATCTGTATGCCATCCAAGCAGACGAAAGTGACCTGGGAATCTCTACTCGATGATCTAGAATAATTCCTTTTAGGAATGACACTATTTCTAGTACATTAGATACTGTGTTATCATTTAACACGGGAATCTTATCTAAAGCATCGAGATAAGCAGCTTGTTGTAAGCTCTTGATGTGATATACATCATAAGCTCCAGGTATGCCACCATCAAAGAACACAGCGTCCTCTGATAGTACGAGTGCATCCTGCAAGCCACTGGAAGGAACATTCGCAGTAATCCTGTTTAATGAAGTAGGTAAATAATTACTGTAAGACAGGGTCCTATCTTTCGCAAAGATCGACGGGACAACTCCTGATGCCATATCTAACCAGTCACACGTTTCATTGAACGTGATTTCGTGGTAATAGAATACTCCCTTAGGAGCGGCAGCAAGAACCATTTCTGCAAATTGGCGACGCTCATCCTGAGAAAAATTTCCAGAATCAGCCCCAATAGAAACCGACCACGTACCATTTTTGTACGTAGCCAAGGCTCCTAAATATCCGACTTGATTTCGTCTGATATAGGGTGGAGCGTCAGAAGTGTACCATCCGGAGTATACGTATTCGTAGTCAATCCTGCCACTCTTGTAGCAGATGATTTGAGCAACCTCGGATAAGAGATTGTTTCCTACGAATCGCTGCTGGGTCACTGTGCAGGAATTATACTTCCTACTTAATGAGTAATTAGCAGCAGTTGTCCTCCTTTTCACGGTAGAAAATTTCTTACCGGATGAAGTAGAAAGAGATGGATCTCCTAACATCTTTACATGACATATATCATGCCCATGCATAGAAGGAACCTCTCTCCAATACGATGGTAGATCTATGGAAGTCATAGACCCATAAGGAACAGCAAGATATGTGATATAATCATCACGAACCTTACCCTCTTCATCGTACCATCTACCCGAGTGATTAGAATACTCGAATAAAAGGGCTTCATGTGGAAAAGTTAACTTCATATAGCCTCCTTTCTTGCGTCTTCG